ACTACTGGAGTTGCTAGGCATATTTAACATTATCTAGTCCTTCTAGAACGTTCTAACCAATTAAGACGCTCTCTAGGTGAGAGGCTTCTTATATCTGATAGTGACCAACCAGCGAAAGTTCTTGTAAGAATCTCGTACTGGTCTAACAGGCTTTCGTAATCTGTTTCGCTAAATGCGAAACAAGTCGAGCAAGGACAGCGGAAGAGCCATTAACTCACCACATGCCTTACAAGCCCTGGTCACCTCCCCAAGGCGTGGACCTGGGTTACGCTTGATGATTTCATCAACAAGCTTGGTTCTATCTGCCATACCCAAAGATAAAGCAGTCATAGCACCTTCAGATGGTTCTCCGTTTAGTGACACTAAGCATCCAGCTAGTAAAATTGTATTTACTTCTGCAGGTGTTCGTTCAAAGTTCTCCATGAGTTTTCTTTGAGTAACACCGTTTGGTAGAGCCACTATGGCTGTACCTGTTTTTGTTTCAACTTCAAAAGTTCTATCTTCTTTAGCATCTTTTAATTCCACTACTGGAACGTCTGATGATAAAAGGATAGAGACATCTTGCGTATCACCACAGTCACGACAACGTGCGGTGATATTAATGTCATCCCCGAAAGTCACCTTTCTAATTGCTAGAAGGATGGTGTCTCGGTCGCCAGCTAGGATAGAGTCTAGGTCTGCCTTCTCAGCGTTCCTAGAGCCAATCTTCACAAGGCCTCGTTGCAAAAGGACATTGAGAGCTTTGCCTGAGGTACCTGCTTTTGCTACAGCTTCCTCGTCAGCCCCGTTAAGTTCTCGTACTTCAACTGTGTTGATTACTTCACCATTTGGCTCAATGAAGCCGCCTGGCAACTTAACAGAAGACTCTGAAGGGGCCCGCGTCTTAATGACTTGTGCGGGCTCCTCCATCGCCTTTGCTGCAAATTTCTGTATTAGTTCTGCATCAGTAATGATATCGGTCACGATTTATGCTCCTAAGGTTTTTAATTAAGAAATTTTTCCTGCTGCGTCTTCTTCTTTGCCGTCCTTAGTAAAGAAGACTGACAAGCCTTCATGTACTAATGTCATTGACTCAAACAAGATTGCGCCATCTGCTGCGTTAAGGTCTGTATAGTTTAGCGCAGTAATCCATGCGTTGTGAATTTTGAAGCCCATTTTATAGTTCTGAACTTCTGTTGGTCCAGAGTTTGGATGGTCAGCTACAAACACTTTAATGTTAACGCGGAAGCTTTCAGCAGCTCCTGTTGCGCCGCCCTTTACAGCAATACCTTCTCCAGATGCTGCTGCAAATAGACCACGCATCCATGTGATTGCCTGGTCATTACCAGCCAATACTCCACGCTGCATAGTGATTGGTGTAAAGGTAGTCATACCAGGTACCTGATGTACTGTGGTGTTGTAGCCACCTTCACGATATTGAATGGCCTGAGTGTTGATGCTCAACCCACTGATACTGCTAAATCCGCCAGACCAGGTGATAAGTTTCTGGTCAAAGACCTTACCGTCCTTTGCTACCTCAAACTTAGCGAAGAACCGAAACGAGCGTAACGGGTCTGTTGCCAGTGTTGAGTGGCGATTGATTATGCTGCTTGTCATTTATTGGGTCTCCTTTACGCCACAGTAACGGTGGCTCCACCGTCAAACTGTCCAATTTTAATAATGATAAATTCAGCTGGACGCTGTAGAGCAACGCCAACTTCAATGTTTACGTACCCATTGTCAATCGAGCTTTGTGGGTTGTTTTCTGCGTCAACCTTTACAAAGAACGCTGCCTGTGGGGTAGCGCCTCGTAGTCCACCCTTGCTCCAGAAATCAGTGAGGAAAGTACTGACTGCGGAGTTAATGCGGTTCCACAAGAACTCATCGTTTGGCTCAAAGATTGCAAACTCAGTAAGGTCTGTAAGAGACTTACGTAGATAGATAAGTGTACGACGTACAGGTACGTACTTGTCTACATATCCACCCTTAAGAGTGCGTGAGCCCATGATTACAATGCCTGAACCAGGTACAAACTTAATTGCGTTTACTGGAGCAGCTGCAGAGTTAAGAGTATCTAGTTCACCGTTTGTAAGAGTTGCAATTGATACAACTCCTGATAGGCGAGCAAGAAGACCAGCTGGGGCTTTAAATACTCCACGTGATGCGTCAGTTGTTGCAATAACTCCCATAACCGCTGCACCAGAACCAACTGCACGTGTACGGCCTGTGCCAGAACCAGGAGCAAGTGTTGGGTCAGAGATTAAAAGATTTGGATAGTAAACAGCAGCAAGTGAGCTTGCTGTGTACTGTGCAGCTAAAGCTAGCTGTGTAGAAGACTCATCATAGACTCCGTCAATAACTACAAACACATCTTGACGAGAATTTGCATAACCAATAGCTGCATTAATTACAGGAACAGTTGAGTTTCCAGGAACGTTCATAATCAATGATTGCTTTATGGTGTCAAAGTTTGTAAGACCAGTTGCATAATCGGTATTACCTAGAGTGTTTCCATTGATGCCAGTAGCTAAAGTCTGGTTTGTTACAACAGCTGGGTTACGAGTAGAACCTGTGTTTGCTGAGTTAAGGTCAGTTAGTCGTACGTAGCCAGAAGCTGCGTTAACGATAGCTGTTGCATAACGAGCATTAGTTGCTGTCATTGAAAGGTCAACGTGACGCTCAACTAGGTTTGCATCTGTATTGCCACCGTAGTAAACGAACAAATCAAATAGACCTGTTGTTGCTGAGTTAGCAATACTAATGTTGATATTGTTACCCCAGGCTCCAGCGTTATTAGCTTGAATCTGAAGTGTTGCTGATGGGCTTGCTGCTCGGTCTGAAAGTGAACGAGTTGCTGATGTTGCGCCGTTAGCAACGCGGTTAACGTAGCACTGGCTTCCACCATTTGTAAAGAACATGTATACAGCAAGTGGTAAATCATTACCAGCTGCTCCTGCTCCAGTACTTGTGTTCCAAGTACCGTACAGTGTTGAGTACTGGCTCCAAGATGTAATTAGTGTAGGTGTTCCAATTGGACCACGGTCGTTTGCACCAATGAAAGCGCCGACAGATGCTGAGTTTGGACCAACTACAGGTGCGACAGGGTTTAACGTTTCTTCAACGTAGACTCCTGGACGTAGAACTGCCATTAGATTTTCTCCTTTGTTTTAAACAGGTTTGACATTTTTTATACTTGTGTTAGTCCCAGAGGGATGTTCGATGTTTGGTCCGTTAACTCAGGAAGATTAACAAGAACTTCTTCAACTTGTGAAGCCCTGCGGCCTGCATCAAGTGGAGTAAGCTCACTAATTACTCTTACTGTGTAAATGTTGCGTAGCAATCTGCGGTTTCCAGTTTCTCCGTCTACCGCATCTCGTTTTGCAAACCCATCAAGAAACATATGGCGGCGTGAGGTCTCTGTGCCTAGTTCGTTTGGAACTAGTAGACCGCCATACTTTGATGGAAACTTGTGCGTCAATTGAAACATCATTGCCCTGTCGTGACGCGGGTGACGGGCATAGGTTGTAATTTGATATATCAAATCAAAAGCTACTGGTACTTCATAGCGGTAAGTCTTTCCAGCTATTGGGGCAACTGTTCCGCGATAGTCATTGTCTACCAGTTGACCAGAGGTCTGACGGTCATTAGCTGGAATCATGTCTATCAAATCAATAGTCACAAATGGAAACTCCTGTGCTCTAACCTCAACATCAGGGTATCCAAACCACACCTTAACTGGGCGCGAGGCCATCCTCTCATCTCCCACAGTCATACCTTGGAGCAGAGCTTTAAGAGCTGTGTCCTCAGCAATTAGAAACGGATTTCCCATTTTATAGGTTCACCTCTTCCAACATATCCTCAGGGTGTGTCTCGTAAATCTTTGTTGCAAAATCTTCCATCTGATATTGAAAAGACCGAATAGCCGCAGCTGGAGCCTGCGCACCAGAGCCATACTCTAAGTCTTCAATTTTTTGTTGGAACTCTGCTGGGTAATCAACAGTAAACACGCCTTGCTTTACCACAACAGAAAGGGCCTGAGAAACGTCATCGGGCCAGCCGCGATTAGCTGCTTCCTTCCTTAGGCTAGCCGTAAGGGCAGGTGCAGCGGACTCTAAATTAGAATCAAGATTTCTTTTTAGATTTTTTATTGACACCAGTAATTACCCCACGAGCTGCCGCTCCTAGTAGCAATGCTTTCCACACTCCTGCGCCCGTGCCTTTATTACTCTCGGCCAAAGCTTCAATGAACTCAACGTCCGAAGCCTTGTCAACGTGATTATCTTTAGGCATGTCATCTCCATAGGAGTAGTAAGCAAAGTACATCGCAGGGGGTGGTGCTGTGAGCCCCGCATGGGCTCACTACTAGGATAAAGCAAAGAGGGGCCTTTCGGCCCCTCAACTACTTACTTCTTTTTGTCATCCTTATCGGACTTCTTAATCTTCTTAATAATCTTGGCGTCAATCTTCTTATCTTCAGCCATGGTCTTAGGCTTCTTCTTAGCTCCGTGAGCCTTATCAGCCTTCTCAAACTTAGCCTTTTCGTCCTTGTCAAAGCCAGCCTTCTTAAGCATCTTAGAGTCCTTCTTCTTGTCCTTGGACTCTGTGTACTTGCCTTTCATAAATCCTGGGGTAGCCATTACATACCCTTCTTCTTGACCATCGAAGACTTCTTAGCCTTAGACGGAGCAGCCTTCTTAGCAAACTTCTTGTTGGCATCCTTTAGGGACTTCATGCCGTGCTTGTCCTTTGGCTTACCGCATCCACATGTTGCACACATATTATTTACTCGCTTTCTTAGGTTTGGAGACTTTCTTTTTTCCAGAGCCTGCAGGTACGCAGTTCGGAACCTTCTTGCCACCCTTAGTCTTCATGCCTACTTGAACGTAGCCATCCCAGCAAGGGTTAGTATCTTTTGCCATTAAGCAACTTCATAAGTTCCGTTAATAGCTATTGTGTCTCCTGAAGCCATTGTGAATGGGTATGTAGGAGTCATTCTAGCGGTAGTAGTAACAGAGGTTTGGGCATACAAAGGTAATGCTGTTGAACCACCAGTTGCAATACCGTAGATTCTGTAAGTACCACTACCTGCTGAACCATCAAAGGTAAAGGTAGTTCCAGTAAGTGGGGCTACTGGAAGACTTACTGAGTAGTTTCCAGAACCTTCACCAGTAGTAGAGCCGTCAGTAATCTTGATTCGGAAATGTACGGTTTTTCCAATTTGTAC